GTGCATAGCCTATTGATTCTGGAGGGCACACATGCACCACTAGAGGTAAATACCTCTCCCTCCGTCGACTGAGATTTTCCAGTCAGACACCCCAGCGGGATTTGCTGCATCGGACCGTCCGGCGAATAGTCTGAAGCCCTGGTCACGGGGTTTTGCGACAATTTTCCACGGTATACGTATTTCTCCATGTCGAGGCGGTTAGCTTCTTCATATGTTGGAAACGCGCATGGGGCCATGTGGTATATTGCGCTTCGTGCGGCGTCGAGTTTTGGGTAGTGCAGGTTCCAGACCTGTCGCGAGTGTTGTGAGAGTTCGTAAACGGCGTCCTGCAACACTAGTGCAGTGAGGGCTGCTTGGCTGTCTGTCCGGGTCTTATTCCAACAGGGCATCTCGAGGATTGTGTCCAACTCGAGCGGTGCTCGGTGTCGCGCCTGGTCGGCGTCCCAACGAAACTTCCGCTTGAGGAAAGCGATGTCCTCGAGGTACCTGTGGGAAACCATCTCTCCTGTCTTGGCCTCATCTGTGTATGTCATTCCAAATGTGGCGTACATTTCCGCTTGCGTGATCTGGTTGAACCATGGGAGTATCTCGTCGCTGATATTCGTGACATCATCATCCCCGTAGTTGTTGTGGTTGACGTGCTCCTCAAATGCCGCCATGGAACAGTACCGGGGTGCGTACTTCTCCGCGCAGAGTAGAAAAACAACACGCACAACAATACTGTGTACGACGGAATTGAGGAGTGAAGTGAAAGGGCACCCAGACGGCTGGCCGTGAGTCCACACATACACGTCCTTACCCGAAATGTGGATGGAGTTCACGATCTCAAGCCAAAGCAGCGTGCGGATCTCCATATCTTCCGGATCACTTGGTACTTTGGCGTAGAAGTCTTCAACTACGTCCAACGTGGCCCAGATTACAGATGCAGGGAGGGAGCCGTCATAGTTGGTGAAATCACCTGCTACGACGGCCCTTCCCTTCCGCTGTAACCTCCGTGCCAGCAGTTCCCAATCCATGGAGTACACGTTAAGCCCAACACAGCTCTCAACATCGGTATGGTTCCTCGCCATGTGGGCGGCAAAACCGTCGAAGTACTGACGGAGAATGATGGTTTGCACCATCTCTCCGGCAGAAAACAACCGCGTTTTGCCTTGATCCACCTTCGCAATGGGGCGAAGCTCGTCCTTCAAGGTATCTGTCCAGAATTTGCCTAGGCGTTCACCTCGCCGCAGCCTCGCCATGCCGTCATTATACGCGATGACCAGCTCCGGGTGATTGAAGATATACTCGTCTTCACCCAACCAG